TGCCGCCGATCCTTTCCATCGCCCTTTTCGATCACCATGTAGGCATATGTCTTTGCCGCCGACGCGGTGATAACGGTGCGCGTTTTCCCATCGACCAGTTCCGGCTTCCCAACCTCATCAAGCGCGCGTTGAATTTGTCTGTATACGGCTCGTTGATTTGCGCCTTTCGGCGTCCGCCGTTCGCGTTCCTCGCCGCCTTCAGCATCGTCAAGAACGATGCTGCTTTCTTCCTCGAGCGCCAGCGGCCCCGAAGGCGGCAGCGGGACGACGCGCGCCGTTAGCCGGATTGTTTCGGATTCTTCGGCATCTTTTTGCTTGCTGTTCCTGATGCTGACGGTATCGCTGCCTTGGTTCCGCTTTAGTGCCAGCTCGGTATCAACTGCCCCGAAAAGGCTGGAATGCCCTCGCGCTCCGCGCGATGTGTCCTTCCCGGCGTGGTGAATCACCATCACGGCAGCGCCGTCAAAGGCGTTTCGTATCTCATCGCAGCCAGCAATGAATTCCCCCATTGCCTCGCCGCTATTCTCGTCACCGCCGCCAAAGCTGCGCGCCAGTGTGTCGATAACAATCAGCGTCGGGTCGCCTGGCAGCGTTTCGCCTATCTCCCCGATCAACGCCGCCACTTCAGCAACGTCGCGGATATTCACCGCTTGCGGCAGCACGAAGAACGGTTCCCCGCCGTCTTCCACGCCGTTATTTTGCAGCCACGCGGTTGCGCGTTTCCTGATCCCGCTCGACCCTTCCCCGGCTATGTAGAGGACCGGCCCGCCTTTCGTGTCTCTCCCGTGCCAATTCGCATTGTGAGCAACGGAAAGTGCAATATCCAACGCGAGAAATGACTTAAAACTAGCCGGTGGTCCGAATACGTTTATTAGCGTATTTTGGAAAATTAAACCGTCCACCAATGGCATCGGCGGCGGCAAAGTGGAAAGCTGAGAAAGTGAAAGTATGCGGCCAGTTATTTCTTCTTTTGCTGCCTCTTTTTTCGCAACTATTCCACGGTCCTCGCGCAAAGATTTAAGATCAAACCCATATTGAGACGCCCAATGATAGATTGACCCGGCACCGATATGCCGCACCTCTTTGATAGAATTCCATGCGCGGTCGGTATCGGCTTCGTCATACTTCTCTGACCGCCGCGACCAGCGATGCGCGAGATCGCGCCCGCCCTCACCCAGCGCGCCCTTGATGGCGTGCAGCGTGCCAACCCAATCGTCATAGTGCTCGTCATCATTCGGCAGAAAAGCGAGAGCGGTCTCGATCTCCTTCATCTCGCCGTCAAGCTCTTTCAGATTGAGCGTCTGCTGCGTCGCCGGTTTCCGTTCACTAACCCGGCCTTTCAACGTGCCAGCGTTTTCCAATGTCACGCGGCTTTGGTCTAGAAATTCATGTAGTTGCTCGTGCGTTACAAGTGTCAGGTCACCGGCAGCGATGTTCGCTATCGAATCCTGCGGCCATTTGTACGGCTGCCGCGTATCCTCATGGATGCCGCTGGCGACGAATTGCTGCCCTTCGCCCAGGATTTCGACGGCTGCGTCCTCTTTGCAGCTTGGCAGATCGTAGATGCCGGTTTTCTGTTTCCGCCATGCGTCGCCGTCGCAGCGGTACACGAAAAGCGACTTCGGCGATTTACCGATGCGCTTTGGCGCGTACCCTAAAATCTCCTGCGCCAGCCGCTCAACGGCGTCAGCGGTAAATGGGCACATAATGTCGATATCGACGGCGACGATGTTATGGTCACCGCCGCAGAGCGTTCCGATGCTGGCGTCTGCGTGCCGCTCAAATTGCAGCGCCTCGTCTGGCCGCTTCGTCCACGCCTCAAGGATTGGCCGCTTTCCGCCTCGCGCCACTGGCGTTATGTCGTACCCGGCTTCGACCAGAGATGGGCCGTATGTGGCGTACCGGCTATTCATTGTCCGAGGATCGCCCGCCCGATTTCCGTGACGACTTGCGGGACGACGGCATTTCCGAGGCTTCCTTCGTCAGAACGGACGCGCCCGCCGTCTTTGCTTCGCGCTTACGGGCTACGCCTTTCGTCGCCACGTGAATCTCCATCGATCCGTGCTTTGATCGAAAAGCACGGCCGCCTCGACAAAGCCCTCGAATGGCATGTTGATGCGACCGTGCTTCGTACACGTCGCGTTTGTGTGGCGCACGCACGGGGTCATCTCGTAAATCTTGATCTCTTCATCGGCCTTCACGAAGGTTCCGCATTCCGGGCAAACGCGGATGAAACAAGCGTCGCCGTACATGATTCGCGGCCTCTCTTCCGGGCTTTCGTCGTAATCCATCTCACTCCTCCTTGGCCTGGGCAATAACGGCGCAAATCCGTTGCTCGACATCCTGCCACCTATCATGGGATTCGTTGGCGATCTGGTCGGTAGGGACCGCCGAGAAATTGAATTCGCCTTCACCGCGTCGAAAACGCAGTACCGCCTCTAGCGCTTCGAGAAGGGCCGCGTTGGTGGTCTTGAAGTGTTCGTTCTCGTTCGATTTGGGAGAAATCGGCTCGATCTGCCCGCGTTCGATCAGCGCGCGATGGAATGTCACCAATCGCATCGTAATCGCTGAATCGACGCGGGCGGCGAGTAGCCGCCAGATCCAATTCATCATGGGCTAACCGCCAATATCATCGATCCCCGCCGATATCATGGTCCGACGGTGCGCCTCGTAGACGGCCGCTTTGCCGGCGCCCCAAATAGTGCTTGCCCATAGCGCCAACAGCGCTCCCCGCAGCCGGTCTATCTCGCGCTGCTGTGTCTCAACTGCCATAGCGAGCGCTCTATCCGAGCCTTTTTCTGTCATTGGATTACCACCTTCCCGCTGAACACCTTTTCTTGGTCCAGCAAATCGCCATAGGCTTCAGCTTCCGCCCGGCTGGCGAACGGCCCAAAGTGCACCGTTAAAAGATAAGCTTCGGTGTCGGTCTCGCCGATTTCCATCCAATACGAATGCCCCCCTAAAGAAACGGGGGGCAAGTCTTGCCCCCCGTTGTCTTCAGAATTCATCGCTGGCTGCGGCGACAGGCGCGGCGGCGGCAGTCGCCACGGCAGGCGCAGCAGCGGCAGACAACATCGCTGGCCGGTCTACCATCTTCACGATCTTCCAGGCCGGTCCATAGTAGTCGCCGACCTTTTCTGGGTTGCCGTCCACCTCTACGACCGGCAGTTTGTCGCCATCTTTCTTCGCCTCAAATTCGCCATAAAGTGCGTTGAATGCGCTGGTGACGGTGCGCGCCTGATGCAGGAATTCGAGCGTGCCGCCGAACGTGTCGTTCGAGAAAACGAGCAGTTTAAAAGCACGCTTCCACTTGTCTTCTTCGTCGGCACCCAATTGCGGGACAGGCGCGGCTTCAGACAAGGACGGGTCTGCCACAAAATCGACATATTGTCCGTTGTAGCGGCTCCAACCCGTTTGCAAGCTGTCCATGTCAAAGACGCAAGTGAACCCGGTCGGAAACCGGGTTTCACCGTCCTGATTCTTCAGAAACCAGACGCCGCCCTGGGCGTTGAAACGCAACTTGTCGTAAAATTGCCCGCCACCGTTGCCGTCGCTGGGGCTATCGAGATTAAGCGGCATGAGTATCTTCTCCATTCTTGTGTTCAGCGATTGCCCGCTCCAGGCGCTCCACCCGGTTGGTGAGCGCGTTGAGCGTCGCGATGTTGACGCGGTTTTGGCGCAGCTTGCCGGGCGGCACGTCAAATTCCTTGCCGATAGCCCCGTCGGACCAATTGTCCTTGCGCGAGCGCTCGGTGGCATCAAGGACCGACGCCACCAAGGTTAGGATTGCGGTGCGTGTTTTCTGATCTAGACACATAATTTTTTTCCATTTTTTTCGGCACAGTTTCTGGAGCGCGGTGCCGGGTGGCGCTTAATATCCGAATATCTCTTTGGCCTTCGCGCGCGTCTGCGGCGACGACCAGTAAAAGTGATCGAAATTCGGAATGACGGCGGCGGCGATTTCTTCCTTCGTGTCGAATTTTTCAAGGAAGGCGTTTAAACGCTTCGCCGTCTCGCAGACTTCCAGCCAATCCTGATCGCTATCAGTGAGGCGATGGCGCACAGATTTTTTCGGCGTTAGGTAGATGAAATCGACGGCGCGGTTGCCGCTGGCGCGTTGATAGATTGCGCCTTGCCTGCGGTGCGATGCGCTGATCGCACTTGGCAGCCGCATCGTCGTTTTCAGATCAATGACGGCATCTTCAAAATCGAAGTCGGTGTATCCCATGCAGGGGATATCAATGCCGGGGATTTCGATTTCGACGCGCCGCTGATAACCTTCCAGCTTCGGCAGATCGCCGTCGAACAGCGTCAGGTACTGCTCGACCATCGGCTTGATGTTCGCGCGCTCTTTCTCGCGCGCCCCGCCATCAACGCCGAGCGCCGTGCGCTTATTAAATTCCTTCAGTGCTTCTTCGGCAGGGTCATCGAACTCGCCGCCGGTATGGGCGATTTGGCAACCAAGCTCGACAGCAAGCCCCCGCGCCATTGCGGCGTTTGCCGGATCGCGAACGCCGAACAGGTAGCGCATCGACCAGAGGCCGAGATCGACGCGCGCCAGATCGAGTGAGCTGTGCGACAGCCAGCGCATGCCGTGATCGCTCAACGCTGACATTTTGCCGCCTCTACATACTTATTATATGCGTCAAGTCGCTTTGCCGCTGACCAGTACCAGTGCGGCATCCGCTCGTAGCGCCGCTCTAAATCGGCGCACCATTGTCCATAGGTCATCATTTTGTCAGGCCAAGCTGTCGGAAGATTGTTTCGACGGTCGCCTCACTCATCACATAGAGGCGTTCGTTTCGATCCTCTCGCAGCACCAGCATGTCAGCGTCGTCTTGCGCGAGGCTTTGGTATAGAAATTTGAAGCCGGATTTCTTGCGCTTGCATTCAACGGTGAAACCGGCCAGGAGCAAATCTCCGGCATACTCGTCGCCAAGCTGGCCTTTATATGCACCGCTGCCAAAGACGCGGTTGCACTCCAGACCTTTGCCTTTCCAGAAACGCACTGTTTCGGTCTCAAGCTCGTACCCGCGCTTTTTGTTTCGCGCGCTCACAAAACCGCCAGCGCCAGATCGCGCGCAGTCACCCGGCCCTCTGTTAGCTCTTCGATTGCCAGCGTGTGCTGCGCATTCGGCCTGCGAGCGCCGGTCACCCAGTAGTGGACGGCGACAGGGCTGACGCCGAGCCGCCGCGAGAATTCTGCGGCGGTCACGTGTTCGTTTTTGAGGTACGTGGGTAAATTCATTTTATTCCTCGAAAAAAATGCGGGCGGCGGTTGTTCCGCCGCCCGCGAGGCACGCGGCGTAAAGGGGAAACCGCCGCGCGGGAGACGATGGAAGGGTAACAATGTGTTACATTTCTGTAAAGAACTTTTTTACAGCTAGGAGTCGCCGGGCACATAATCGTTGCAAAAATCCGCTGCGCAGGCGGATTTTTTTGCGCCCGGTAGTTGACTACAAATGCACATTATTATACAGAAGGCGCACTCTTGTGTACTTTGAGGTATGGAAATGGAAAATCTTTTATCGCCAGAGCAAGCCGCAATCGAACTATTCGGCGATTTCGGACACGGCAATCGCAAAAAAATGTATCGCTGGCTCCAGCGCAAGACGCTCGCGCCATACGAGGCCAGCACCGGGCAGCCGATCCTGCGCGATGGTCGGCGGTATCTGATCCCGCGCGCGATTATCAGGGCGGCTAAGGGGGGAGTCGCATGATCTGCGGGGCGTGCTGCGGCAACGGTTACGAGAAATCAGGGAAACGCTGTGGCGCGTGCCACGGCAGCGGCGAGAAAATATTGCGCGACGGTCGGCGTCGATCTGAATGCTTGATGCGTGCGCACAATATCATAACACAGACCGATCACGTTCACGGCGAGGCGATGGAGACGCTCGCGAACACCGCTGCGCTGTGGTCAGTAATTTTCAAAATCCCGGTGCGGCCCGATCAGGTGGCGAGCGCGATGGAAGCGCACAAAATGGCGCGGCGGGTTGCTGACCCGAGAAATCAGGAAAACTGGGACGATGCCGCCGGGTATGTCGGCCTCGGGGCAGAGGCGGTCGCGTATGAAAACTAGGTGGTTTCGGGTTGCCGAGCGCAACGGCGACTACTGGGAACATGATAAGGATTGCCCGTTCCAGGACGCCATCAACCCGCTCGCAGAATTGCGCAAGGCCGTCGAGCGCGGCGAGTTTTTGACTGCGCAGCGTCGCGTCGGGAAGCATCGATTCGAATTGTTGGCAACAGTCCCCCAAAAAAACAGGGGAACTTTCAACGCGGTGGAAACTTTCAATCCAGGCAATTTCGCCCCGCAGCATCGTCACCGGTAGTCCCGGTTTTTGTCGGCCAAGGTTTTCGCTGATGCAAAGAGGAGTGTCTTTTGGGCGCTCCTCTTTTTTTGAGGAAAGCTAATGCCGCGCAACGCTAACGACTATTACCCGACGCCCCACAGCATCATCGACGTGACGCTGCAACACATTAATTTTGACAACATCGATCCTTGGGAGCCGTGCGCTGGCGATGGTCGTTTTGCAGATGCAATCGATTTGGAGTTTGGCGTCAAAACCCTGCGGCATGATATTACGACAGGCAACGATTTCTTTGACTGGACTGAAGCGCAGCGGCCCGACCTAATCACAAACCCGCCGTTTAAACACATCCGACCCTTCATTGTTCACGCCTTCAAAATCGACGTGCAGCGTATGTGCCTCGTCGGGCCGGAACGATTGTGGTCATGCAAAGCGGGGCATAATTTGTGGCTCAATCATCGCCCGTCGCGCTTTGCGAATTTAACTTGGCGCGAAGATTATTTAATGCGCGGGGGAAGCCCAGACCGCTCCTTGTCTGTCTCAATATGGGACAGCCCCCACGCGGAGCGGTGCAGCTTTGAAATATGGGACCGGCTGCCAGACCTGTTTGACGCATCGGGTCGGACCGAAATTACATAATGTCTACGGGACCGCCGTCCCTTAGAGGGTATTGACGGCCACCGCCGTCCACTGTAAGGTGAGAAAATCCAGTAAGTTATTGTTTTTGCTTTTGCTTACCTTGCGAAGATGATCCCAGACTCATGTGGCAAATATTACTTTTATTCTTGCAAAACAATGACTTACACCGGGTGCCGGGAGTTGTGATTACATAAAAATTACAGGATTAACTAATTTTGTAATTTTTTAGCACAATTTTTGACTCGATGTGTACTATATTTGTAACGAACAGTTACGAAGGAGAAAGTCATGCCCATCAAAGAAATTAAGCCTGGAAAGTTCCGCCTGGATTATGGACTCGTAAATGGCGCGCGAAAAGTTTTGCTTTTCAACGGCACTAAGGCAGAGGCGGGGGAGGAATTCGAGACAAAGCGCCTGCTGATGCGGTCGGCCCGGTACGTTGACCCGGCGACCGCGCCTCGCATTGATGATGCCGCTGAGGCTTGGATGGACCGCCAGCGGCGGCGGCTAAAAGAAGATATCGACGGCAGCACCATCGGCGAGATGCACCTGTCGATTATCGAGCGCAACGTAGCTCACGATTTCTGCGATTTGATTTGGAGGAGTAAGCGGCTGGGAGAGCGGCGGACCACCGACCTGACGGTCGAGATGTTCGAGGATGATTTGTTGCCGCTGTTAAAGGGGCGAAAAAACAGTCGCACCGGGAAAACGGTTTCGCTGACGACCGCCAAGGCGGGTCTCATAAATATCCGCCGATTCTTGCGCTACTGCGTGAAGATGAGGTGGCTGGAGCGGGACCCATCGGAACACGTCAAAATTTCCGTGAAACACGAAAAGCGGGCGCGCAATCTGCGCCGCATTTCGCCAATGGAAATGCAGGCAATCATCGCTGCTGCGCCCGAGCGCTATAAAAAACAAATCATGTTCGCCGCCTATACGGGGCTGCGGGCAGGCGAACAGGTTGCGCTGCGTTGGGAAAATGTCGATCTGGAAAATGGGATTGTCAGCGTCGTCGAGGCGCGTAAAGCGAAGACGCACCGGATCGGAGATACTAAGACGATTGCGGGGCAGCGGCGTGTGACGTTAGAGCCGTCAGTGCTGACCATGCTGCGCGAGTGGAAATTGCGGCAGCCGCTGGAACAGCGCGGGCGCGGCTTGGTTTTCCCGGCGCGCACGGGGAACGTCGCCGATCACGCAAATTGGGCTAAACGCGGCTTGCACAAGGCGTGCAAGGCCGCGCGGTTGGAACGCTGCACATGGCACGATTTGCGTCACTTTTATGCGTCTGTATTAATATTTAAGACCGACCTTAACGAGGCCGTCATCACCGAGTTGATGGGGCATCAGAATATCAGCTTCACCGCTGAATTCTATGGGCGGTGGTTCAGGGATTCGCGGATGGAGAAGGAGATCGCCGAGAAGCTGGGCAATGCGTTTGGAACGGGGGAGGCGTTATCATGACTGAAGTAAATGTACACACGAGCGAAGACGACCTTGCCGATCTAGGCGAAATCGACGATTATGCCGACGTGAGCGTCGTGCGGGACGACGCGGCTATTGGTTGGGAATTCAAGGACGCGACGACGGCAAATAAGTTTCGCCGCGATCTTTTGGAGTTGCTTGAAAAGTACGGGCTTGACTGATTATTTCGTTTTCGACGCCCGAATCTTGTCCCGCAGCACGCCGTAGTCCGTGACCATACGCGCAAGCGCGGAGCAATCAGCAATCACGGTATCGCGGGCGCACGGCGGGCCAAGCTGCTCCAGTTCGTCGGCTGCTAGACCCTGCACCGCATCGGCGTAGTCAACCAGCGGGGGCGTGACGATCACCGGCTCGCCCTTTTCCGCACCCAGATAATTGAGGTACGCCCCGCCGAGTGAGCCGACTGCCGTCAGCGCGCTAAAACTTTCTGTCACGCAGCCGGTCAACGGTATCATCGACAGAGCGATCATCGCCGACCGCATCCATCTTTTCTTCAGCCTCGCGCACCGCGCCTTCATGCCGCGCCGCCAGGATAGCCCGCGCGGCAAAAAAGGCGACGGCTCCAGCGCCACCCAGAACGCATAGCCAAACAATCAAGATTCGCCTTTCTCGCGTAGTAGCATTCCGGCCACGCCAGCCAGTGCGCCAACGGCCGTCACGACGTGCTGCATCATTTCTTCACCGAGATTGATGCCGACAGCCGCGAGGATTGCACCCAAGCCTGCCATCGTGGACGGTTCGCGAAAGCGAGCAACCAGAATTTTAACCAAAGCCATTTTATTCTCCTCAATATGTCCACAACGCGGGACGGGGCAAATTTTCGGTCACGGTGTCCTCGCGGGGCCACGACAGCGCCCGCCATCGCACCGGAATTAAATCTGATAGGTTCGTCGCATCGTGGCCGCCAACCAACTGTCCAATTCATGCTGCGCCGAAAACTGCTTGCCGGGAATCCGCGTGCTGGTGCTTCGCACAAGATCGACGTGGCGAAAATGCACTCGCCGCAAATTCAACGCGGCGAATGCAACAACGTCGCAGTGCGACAGCGGCCTCCGGTCGCAACCGCTGCGCGTATTGAAATGAAAAGTCGTTGGCCTTTGGGCGTCAAAATCGGCGGCGGTTTTGACTTCGACGCGAAAAATGTTATCTCCGACCCATGCGCACAAATCGAAATTGTCCGCATGAACGACGCTGATCTGCGCGCCCAATTGCTCCAAAACGCATGCCACCAAATACTCGCCAGCGCGACCGACTCGCGTACTCATTAGGTGCCTTTACCCGGCACCTTCGGCGCGGCGAGGACAGACCAATTTTTGCCAGACCCGGCGACGCAGGACCGACCGGTCGCGTCGG